TTACGTTACTCAGAATTATCCTCTAAGGTACAGAGATAGAATGGGTAACGATAGATATTTATATTTAGCCGCTGGCGCTCATATTACCATTGTGAGTGAAAGTATCAAATCAGGCAGGACATTCTACCGACTTAATCCTGAAATGCTGCCCGATGGTGGAGTGGCAATTGTCGAAATGTCGAGAGTACAATTAAACGATTAAGAAAGGGAGAGTTATGAAATGAGTGAAGCATTAGCTACGGTGTATAGGCCTAAAAACTGGGAGGATGTATCAGGTCAAGAGAACATTCTCACAATACTTCAGAATCAACTTGAAGCTAACAACACCAAACAAGGATATCTTTTTACGGGCGGCGCAGGAACGGGTAAAACAACTATCGCCCGCATATTTGCGAGAGCTATTAATGATGATGTTCCTCCTTTGGAAATCGACGCAGCTTCAAATAATGGGGTGGATCAAGTACGAGAGATTCGAGAGGCCTGCAAGTATAAACCTCTTGGAGCTCCATTTAAAGTTTATCTCATTGACGAGGTTCACATGCTGTCCACAGGAGCATTTAATGCCCTCTTAAAGACGTTAGAAGAGCCACCCGCGCATGTTGTGTTTATCTTATGTACTACAGACCCTCAGAAGATACCTGCAACCATTCTCAGTAGAGTTCAAAGGTTCGACTTCAAGCGTCTGAAGCCTGAACAAATAATCGAAAGACTTGAGTATATCATAGGAATGGAAAACGTTAAATCAAAACCCTTCGAAGTTGGTGAGACGTTAGCTTGCTTGGAAGACTATGCGAATAATTTTCAAGCAGGAAGTACTTATGAAGTTACTCTAGTAACCGAGACTGGTGTGGTACTTGATGATCTTTGTGAGGTTCCTTTCGAGCAGCTTAGTGTCTTTGATAGGGATGAGGCCGTATCTGTAGACTATCCCGCCATTGAATATCTTGCTAAGCTTGCCGATGGTGGTATGAGAGACGCAATTAGCTTACTTGATACTTGCCTCAGCTACAAGAAGGAAGTATACTTGCAGGATGTAATGGAAATACTCGGAGCGTCAAGTTATGACGATTATATACAGCTTATGGAGATATTAACTCACATGAATGGTTACGACAAAAAGGACTTAATATCTCTCGTTGAGCGTATACATTTGGATGGTAAAGACTTAAAGCAGTTTATCAAGGGATTTGCTGGATTTGTAGTTGATCTCAGAAAAGTTCAGCTCCTGAAGAACTTTGACTATGTATCTGTTCCTTCAGTGTATTACGCACTAATGGACGCAATTCTTTTTGGAATGAACGAAACCTATCTTGATGAGCTTTTCACTTCTCTCAGTGAATTGACCAATCTAGTTAAATATGAGCGTCATCCTAAATATCTCATCGAAGGGAGCCTGTTGCAATTTTAGATGTACATCTATTTAATTAAGAATTTAGTGACTAACACCACATACATTGGACAATCAGTTGACGCAAAGTATAGACGATCTTGCCATTTCAGTGAGTTAAAAAGGGGCATACATTTAAACCAATATCTTCAAAATTCGTGGAATAAGCACGGAAAAGAAAATTTTGTGTTTGAGATTATCGAAGAGTGCTTAGATGAGGAAGCTACTTTAAGAGAGCAGTATTGGATAGATTATTATGGTGGAATTAACTCTTCAAATACGTTTAATCTTAAAGAAGCCGCTAGTATTGGAAGACATTCAGCTCTAAGTATAGCTAAGATGTCACTATCCCATAAGGGACATATTACCACCCTCGAAACACGAAGAAAGATTTCTGAAGGTAATAAAGGAAAGCAGATTGGCCCTTCTAAAGAAACAGGGAGAAAAATATCTGCTTCTCTTATGGGTCATGAAGTTTCCGCAGACACTAGGAGAAAACTGTCGGAAGCAAATAAAGGGCAAATTGTATCTCCAGAGACTCGAAAGAAGTTATCAGAAGCAAATAAGGGAAGAAGAAATCCTGGTCAAGGACTTGGTAGAAAGGACTCTATAGAAAAACGGAGGAAAATGTCAGAGTCTCAGAAAGAGAGGTATCGAAAGAAAAAAGAAGCTGAAATGAAACGGTACGGAACTTTGGATATCTTTAAATTCAGAGAGGGGATATGAATACATGATTGGACAAGAAAGAGTAAGAGACATACTTGGGAGTTATATTACCAATAACTCCCTCCCCCATTTTCTAATCTTAGTAGGAGCTAAAGGCCAGGGAAAACAAACACTAGCAAACGCTCTAGCTAGTAAAATGAGAGCATTAGTGTATATCCCGGAAGACATGAAGGTTGACGCCGTACGCGCCATCGTCGCTGATTCTGTGACACTTCACACTCCTAAGTTCTATCTATTAGCAGATGCAGGAACTATGACTGTGCAAGCTCAGAATGCGCTGCTGAAACTTGCCGAAGAACCTCCAAAAAATGCTTACATCATCTTGACAGTAGAGCAAGCGGATGAGCTATTATCCACCATTCAGTCGAGAGCTTTAATCATACGATTGGAAGGTTACTCTGAAGCTGACATGCTGGAGTTTACAGATGATCCTATTTTACTTTCAGTATGTGACAATCCTGGTCAGGTACTTGAGTATGAACAGATCGATTACAAAAGCCTTTATAACCATTGTGTGAAGGTAGCTAACAACCTCCATAAGATATCAGTGGCTAACGCCTTTAATATCTTAAAGTCAGTTGTTCCCGATCAGTACGAATTGTTTATTAAATTCCTCATTAAGGTATTGAGAGATAACTTAGTTGCGGAAGAAGGAGTAACTCCCAACTTCAAGATGATCAATAACTTACTCATTAGAGTATACGAAGCAAAATCATTCATGTCCAATAAGTCAGTTAATAAGACAAACTTATTAGAAATGATGTTAGTCGAAATGAGGGATATAGCATGGCAATTGGCTTAACTCCCAAAAATGATGTTTGTTCCAAGAACTTAGACAGGTTCAAGAAAGAGCTTGACGCTAAGTTATTAAAAGTAAGAGGTAAAGACTCCAATTCAGCTATCAAAGCTCTTAAAGTGGCTAAGGATATCTTAGATGATTATGAGAGCATGGGAATTGATTTACTGGCAGTTGACATTAACAACAAAACATTTAGTCTTGACAGCTTCGTAATATCTGGTGATTGTGGCGTAGCTTGGCAATGGAAAGAGGTGTAACTGATGGACTTCTCACAGCTTAAGAAAGACCTAGATAAAGGGGTTACTCAGTCTTTGTACGTATTTACTGGTGAAGAGCGCGAAGTCATGCGTAAGTATATTCACCGTATCGACCCTAATCCTATTGAAGTTACAACTTTACAATCCATTAAAGTAAGACTTCAAAATGTTGGATTGTTTAACTCAAAGGCTCCTAATACATTTGTAATTCGAAACGATAAAGCGGTATTGGAAATGGAAATAAAGGACCTGCAAACGATGATTGGTAAGGATACCCTTATTCTTGTATTTGACAAAGTGGATGAGCGCATGAAGTTCTTTAAAGCCGCAAAGAAGTTTTACCTCGTAAACTTCGAGAAGTTTAGTGACTCTCAGTTAATAAGGACAGTTCAAAAAGCCCTTAATGTTTCTGAAGACTATCCCGAAGACTTCGCAATGCTAATATCTAGGTACTGCAATAATGAAGTATCCCGCATTGAGAATGAATGCCATAAAATTCGCCATAGTAGCTATACTGAGTATAATCTAGATGTTATTAATGAGCTTATTGAACCGCCTGCGGAGGATAAGATATTCGACATGATGAAAGCTGTGGCGAAGAAAGAGCTGACAAGGGCCTGGGAACTATATGCTGATTTGATCGCCCTAAAAGAAAGTCCCATCAAGATAATTTCGATTCTATATACTCAGTTTAAGCAGCTATTTCTTATTCAGTCTATGCATGGACTTAGTGCGACAGATATAGCAGCCAAGACTGGACTTTCAATCTGGCAGGTTAATCAAAATAAGGACTCAATTGGTATGTTTGACCTTCAAGAGTTGATAGATAAGCTCAAACTAATCCAGAAGGCTGAGGTTTACATGAAGACAGGTCAGATGGATATTGATTTAGGAATGGACAATCTTCTTATCAGCCTTGTAAGCTAGCTACCTTAAAAAATTAATACGAAATAAAAACCGCTCTAGCTTAAAAACTAGAGCGGTTTTGTTATATATCTAACATACAGTTGATTATTAAAGGAGGGAAAATACAGTGGATGATAAGTTAAAGCAGCTCGGAG